TCGATGAAACGAACTTTGTTATATCGCCCGGTTTCTCCGGCAAAAAGCCTTTCCGGATCGCCGTATTTGGCGGCGTCGAGCCAATCGGTAGTGCGTCGCAGATTCATCAAAGCGTAAGGTGCAGCAATGCAGATATAGTTCTCGCCATCGTACTTAGCCACGTTGTTCCTCGTCAGTTCGGCGACGATCTGCTGCACATGCCAGCCGTTCAAACCTGTGGTACAAGTCTCAGTTCCGTTCGCTGCTGTCCCACCGGTGGCAGTCCACAGCTCATAGCTGTTCGTCGCTATACAATTGTACTTCAATTCGCAAAGCTGAAAGTACGTCGCCACATCGCTGTCGAGAACCTTTGCCATATCGTCGCGCAGGACGCGGGTTACGGCGTTGTCGATATCAAATTCGGCGAGTGCTTCCAGCTTGCCGGTATACGGGATTGAATTACCGTATTCAGTAACAGTTATCGTGCCGCGCTCAATTGTGAACGCGTGCTCCGGGAACGTATCGGTTTCCACCAATGTCCCGCCAGCCGTGTTAATGTTGCTGATTTTGTCAAAGTAAACCGTGTCATTTCTGTTGCGGCCCAGTGCCTCTTTGACCTGGCAGAATTGCCGGAACTTCATCAAGGGCTGAGCTGCAAAACGCAACTGCCGGGACAGCTTGGCATTACCCAGATGCCCGCCCAGGGAATCTGTTACCCAAAGCTGTTCCGCCATAAATTATCCTTTCAATGTTGCGGTCATCGTATGCCCCGCAACCTTCGGTTTCGTTCCTGTCGGCGGGCGATATACTCTTCTGCTGTTTCGCCCGCCTTTTCTTCCGCCTTCGGCGTTGTAACTCCGGCAGAGCCCAAACCGCTGGCCTTGGCCGCACTAACTTCTTTCTGCTTTCTTTCCTCTTCAGCCGCGGCAGTAGCCTTTTCTTGCTCGGCGACAACCTTTGCCCGCTCGGCTTCGAGGAAAGCATTGGCGTCTTCAGCGGCCTTTTCGACGAGCTGTTCGGGCGTTAAATGCGGCTGAGTGCGCCGCAATCTAACGATTGCAGGACCGACCAGTCGGTCTTCATAGTCACGCAATTCCGGATGATTGGATCGGAACTGCATCTCAAGAAGACGGATATCAGTTTTGCTCTCAATGCGCCTGATTGCCTCTTCGTGCTCCTTCTTGCTGATGAAATCGTACTCCTCGTCACTGGAAGGCTTTTCAGTGGCAGGGGCCTGCCTGCCCTGTACGGCATTCCAATCAACGTGGGGTGTCACCAGCTCAAGGACCCGCTCGCTCTCTTTGGCCTTTTCCGACAGTTTTGTATGGTCAGCCTCCAATTCCTTGTAGCGCTGCTCATAGTCTGTTTCTGCCTTTTGTTCGGCTTCTTGCTTTTGTTCCTGTGCCTGAGACTCACCCGCCTGGGGCTGCTCAGAGGAAGCAGCTTTTTCTTCTTCTGCCATCGTTACAGTCTCCAATTTTGGGAACCTACCAGAGTGCTCGAAGCGTGCTCCGGCAAGGTTCGGCCTTTATTCCGTTTCCATCCGGGCAATAAAAAACGGCAGATTGATGGATTGGCACCAACCTACCGTTTGATATTCTTGCGTTGACTTTCGCCCCGTCGGGCTCTGGTCAAACCCGGTTATTCACTTTTTAGTTTCTCGCGGGCCGCATCACCCCGGATTATTGCATTGTCAATTCCGCCCAACAGGTTATCAATCGCATTGATGCTCTGCTGGTGCATTTGAAATCCAACAAGGTCCAATTTCTGCGTGAGCATCTGTTGTATTAAGTTGCCACGCAATTTTTTCAGTCTCGGAAGCAAAACTCCTGTCCAGCCGGGATGGTTCGTCAAATCCCGCAATTGCTCGCCTTCCGAGGCTTTCTGCTGAAGTTCTTTCTTTTCTGCGTCGCTTAATTCAGCCACCGAAACCACCTTTCATTCTGCGATTCTGCACGCGGCCTTCGGTTGTCGATAGGTCCGGCGTCTTTGCCGGAAAGCCGACCGTGCGAACCTGAAACATGAAGCTGTTGCCCTGCTGCATAATGTTGTTTAACTTCACCTCGGCGACGAGCTTGAACACATCCCCGACATCCGCATCGGCGAACGGCAATGCCTGTCTTGAGATTGTCAATTCCGGATATCCGGCCTCGCCCAAATCGAACATGCTTACATCTGCCATAAATTACCTCTTCTTACCGGGCAGTTTGTTGCCCTTTACTTCTTTCAAATGTCGCCTTGCTTCGGTTCGGCTCAGGCCCGTTGCCTTTGTCGCTTGGCCTGAAGCAACTGCCCCGAATAACTTGCGCTGCCGTTCACTGACAATCGGGGTATGCTTGCGATGACCACCCGTTTTTCTTTTCTTGCCACAACGAGCGCCAGTCATTTCTTCTTCCTTTCCATTGTGCGGGTCGTATCAATCACTTCTTCCTTGCCGAGCCGATTAAAATCCCACGCCTTCTTATCGCGGTAAGCATGGCGGCCCTCGACCCTCTTGAAGTCACGAACGGCCTTGCGCTGGGCCAGGTCTTCTTTGTCCTGTGTGTCTTTTCGCTTGTTCATCGTTTCACATAGCCGCGGCTATCATCATAGCCCGGCCCCTTCCCGACTCTTTGTGATGGCTTCGCCGATGGGATATCCGCCCCGCCCTTGGATGTTGCCGATTTGGCATGCGGATTCTTCCAACGACGCACCGCTCCGCGATTGTGCTTTGCCTCAGCACGGGCCTGGTCGCGTTGTAGAGAATATTTGTCCTGATAGCCGGCCCCCCCAACCTTCTTGACCGGCGGCGTTGTTGGTTTGACCGGGCCGCCATAGCGCGGATTGGTTTGTGTGTCAAAAGGATTAGGAATTGTTTTTTTTGTTCCGTACTTTGCCACTGTATTCTCCTTTACTTATCCTGTCATTCTTAATAATTCCTGTGGACCCATTTTCGCTACATCGGCCCGCGCCTGCTCGGCGCCGCGCTTTTGGGCCTCACCCTGCCTCATCTCCATTTCTTCCGGTGACGGCCCCCGTTCTTCCGGCTCCATATAAACATCAGCTAAATTACTGATTTGCAAGACCTTTCGCCACAAATCGTCAATATCGGTTCGCGGCAGGAGCACGTCCGGCGATTTCAAGGCCAGGGCCAAGGTCTGAAGTGCCTGCTCCTTTTCCTCTCGCTGCATAATCAAGAGCGACAGTCCGCCGACCTCAAACATGAAAACATCCTCAATATCCGGCATGTCCCCGAACTGCACATATAATGAATAGGTTAATTCAAGGATGCGCTTGATGGAATTCTGCTCAAGGCCCCGTGCGATTACATCGAATAGCCCCTGACTCTCTGCGGTCTTGATTTCAACCTCGCCCAGAGTCTTAGACTTCTTGCCGGGCATACCCATCATAAACTCGGTTACGGCAGTCGCCTCCTGCATCTCCCTGTTAAGTGTTTCGAGGGCCGAAACAGCCTCACGGCCTATATTAGTCGTTGCGATCTCACGCACCACCTGTTCGGGTACATTCTTCTCAAATGTCTTGCCCGGAAAAATACTGAGTATCTCCCTCGGATTTTGAAGGCCGGTCGGCATGTACTCGAACATCTTATTGACGGAGAAATTCAAATTGTCCATATACATATTGATGACGTTGTTATATGTATATTGCAGCTTTACCGAAGGCTCCACAAGGCTCACACCGGCCACACCGCGGTGCGGATATTCGAGTGCATAGGTTAGGACATAAGGTATCTGCTGATGATTGAACGGATTGTCCTGATGGCGGATTATATGTTTTTCGTTTGCGAGCATGATAAGCTGATTCGGCAGAATTTCCAAGCCATCCTCAGATACAATATCACCCCAGAATTCGAGAATCCCTATACGCTTTGATACGGATATATATTGCCCAAGTCCGAGCCGCTGCTGCCTCGACTGCTCTGCCTCAACCTTCTTCCAATCCTCTTCTATCTTGTTGACCTTTGCCATGTCGAAGACCTGCTCGCCGGCCCTATCGTTGGTTTCCTTCGCCATTCTGCGCAGTTCTGCGAGGTCCATTTCCTTGTATTCAATAAGGTATTTCGGCCGTTCGTCTTGATATGGTTTATAGCCCGGATGCACTCGGATGTTCTCGATGTCGATATTCTCGTAAGTAGCCCTGTTGTTGCCGCTGTCCCACAAGACTTTTGGCACACCCAAACCCAAAAGAAAGAGCGTTTGAGTCATTTCGCCGTAGACATTGCCGAAATTCGTTTCACGCATTTTTCGTTTGAATTTCTTTTCAATCCTGTCCTTTTCCGTTTCGAGGTGCTCAATTTGCTCTTCCTCTAATTCGTCTACATCATCCAGTGACAGCTTGAACAGCTTGTCCACCTTCAGCAATGCCN